ATATCCAGGTACTGACAAATTCGGAAAATATCCGTAAATTTAAGGCGTTTAATTACCGGGACAAATCCGGGGCACATTTTATAACTAAAACGATCAAACCTTATGAAAATGATGGGACTTGCCCTTTTTAAATTAAGAAAACTAATTTTTCCATTTATTGTAATTATTATGACTGCTTGGATGATATTTGTAATTTACTTAATAATAATATCATTATGTTTGAATTAGGAAACAAATATGCGCAAGAATGGACGCTTGAAAATGCGTTGCCTCGTTTTGAAGATGCATTAAAATATGCAAGCGAAGATGATGAGTGCCTTTGTTTGCAGGATGCCATAGCACGTTCGGGCATTCCTTACAGCACGTTCGACTATCTTGCTGTTAATCAGTGTGTTTTAGGAATAATAAAAGAAAGCATTAAGGCTGAGATAATTAGAAGGGTCAACCGTTTGGCTATCCGTGACATCGCCCCGGCATCACCGGCTATTTGGCGGATGAAGCAGCTTGGCGAGCGTGAGGAACAATTTATTAACAATTCAGGCTCGACGAAAACAGAAATTGTCGTAAACTCTAAAGAGGCATCCGATGAGCTTGAGAGGTTGAGGAATAAATTTGATGCTGAATAATAGCCAAGGTCACGCTTGGAGAAAATTCAGTCCGCAAAACTGAAAACAACAGTTCGATTCTGTTCGTGACCTCAAAGCTCGATACTTTTAATAGTCACTCAGCTTTAGAAGTAACATTTTGCGCCCCAGGTTCACAAGATTGTTTTAGCAAGGCGTTTTTTTTTATATGATCACGACTCGGGTATTCGAAGAAAATTTAAAGGCATATAACGCCGGTTACCGCTATATCTTTAACATGGGCGGTACACGAAGCTCAAAGACGTTTTCTGAATTACAGCTGATAAAACTCATTCAGGATAATTCGAAAAAACAACGGGTGATAACTGCCGTATCTCATTCGTTTCCCCACCTGCACGGTGGAGGTATTCGCGACTTTGAAAAAATACTCGAGCTCGACGGGGTTAATGTTGATGTTGTCAGGACAAAAAACCCTCACATTTATAAGATAAACAAAAGCATTTTAGAATTCGTGGGCTTCGACCGGCCTGGTAAAGCGCTTGGTTCAGCCCGCGATATTCTTTTGATCATCGAAGCAAATAAAATGGACTGGTCGGTTTGCCATCAACTGATGCAACGAACCCGTGAATGTATTTTCGCCGATTGGAACCCATCAGAAGTTTTTTGGTGCGAGGAACAAGGGTTCGAGACCCGTGAAGATTGCAAGATAATTACCAGCACTTTTTATGACAACATCCAAAATCTAACCGCCGGGCAGCTATCTGATTTGAAGGAAGCCAGAAAAAAAGCCATGGACGAAGATAAGGCCGGAAAACGTGGTTACTGGTGGAACTGGTGGCAGGTTTATGGGCTTGGTTTAAAAGGACAACTCGAAGGGGTTATATTTAAAAATTGGTCGGAATATGAGATTTTACCGGACGGTTTGTTTAAATTGTGGGTGATTGACTGGGGAGGTCATGATCCTACGACTTTAACCGAACTTAACTTTGACGGTGACAATAAAACTCTATACATCCGGGAGCATATTTACCAACCACAAATTTTGAACTCAAAACTCATCGAATATTTGCATGAGCAAAATGCAGCCAATGACCCTGTTATCTGTGATAGTGCCAGGAAAGACAAAATTTTTGAGCTTCAAATGGCTGAGATAAAAGCTTTTGGTTCAACCAAGGGCGAAGGGTCTATCATTGATGGCATTGAACGTATCCAGGATTTCAGTATATTTATACACAAAGATTCTTTGAACGCAAAAATAGAATTTGGTTCTTACAAATGGATCAAAGATGAAGGCACGGGTAAGTTTCTAAATGTACCTGAAGATACGCATAATCATATAATTGACGGTGTGCGTTATGGTGTTAGGTTTTATCGGAAATCGGTGAGGCCAATTTGAAATTAATTGATAAAATAAGATATTAATTTCACCCAAATAGGAAACATTGATAATCAATAAGTTACGAAATACAGATAAGCAAGTAAAAAATGAAAACATAAAATTTACATAACTATCTGTAAATCAATAACTAATATCCCAATTAGAATCGCATGGAAAAAACAGAGTGGGCTATTGGGCAATATATAACAACTTAAAACAACAATGTTGAGGCGGCAACCGAAAACAAAAAAACAATAACTTATGAATATTCCCATTAAAATCAACGACAAAAAATTTAAGGTCAAACCGATATGCGAACTCACAACGGCTGAGTTCATCGAGCTGTCGAAGATTGAAAATATAGACCTGGTCAAATATATCGCCTGGCAAACAAAAGAGCCGATGAAAGATGCTTTTTTCGCAACCACATCCAGAGCTGTTGAATTTGCTATAGGAAAAATGGAAGACATAACAACATATAAGTTGCCGAAATGGCCTGATTATAAAAAAACGATACAGACCGTTGGGCAACGGCACCAGGTCGAATCGTGTAATTTAGTTGATCTCGATTTGCTTGTTTTCTGCTTGGCAGTTGCCCAGGCTCATAGCAACAACATTGATGATGTTGAAAACTTACGTGTCAAATATTTGGACATGCCATATCTCGAAGTGCTTCCAGCTGGTTTTTTTTTCTTCGAGAATTACAGGACTGGCAAAAAAAGAGGGCTCATATTTTTAAGGAAATTACGCCTTTTGATAAAAATGCCGAACTTAAAAAATCGGCAGGTGTCGAAAAATTAAATAAGTACTCATGCGAATACGAGCTGCAGACAATATGTAGCTTGTTTCCGGCATTGACCCCGGAGGCGGCTTTAGAAGGTGACGATACTTTTTATACTAAGCACTTGCTTTCTAATTTGGAAAAAACTACTTTTGAATCAAAGTTTTCTGAATTGCTTGCTAAAAAGAAAAAATAGTGGCTTTAATCGAACAAATCAGCACAATCATATCAGGTTTATACCCGGACGCTACATTTTTATTGGGTTCGAAATTTACAGCGAATTATGAATCTTTTTTAGTCGAAACGGCTGCGTTGCCTCTAATCGTTTTAGATAATGAGCTGCCAAAGACGGCTGAGATCAAAAAAAATGCTAATGTACAAAAAGACACCAAGATAGTTATATCTGTCTTTTTGCAGGATAACATTGATAATACAGATGCGCAAAGCCAGGCGATTCAGGAAATTGCAGAGGCAATAGCTGATAGGATCGTTGTCAATATTTGGCAATTCACCGAAATCCGTCCTTATTCAGGCAATCAAAAATATAAAGTGACCCCACTTTTTAGATACCTTAACTCAATTATGTCGGGGGTGGCAATCGAAATGCAGGCGAATTATAACATGGTGGTAAATATGACACCTGTCACGCCATCATTTTTTAGCGTCATACTTTCGGCACTGACCGGCGGTACTACCGATCCTGCACCCGGTACGTATACACTTGCATCCGGAGAACAAAAATCATTTTACCCGGTTGCAGCAACTGGGTACCGTTTTTTGAAATGGGTCAAAGATGGGTTAAACGATTACACAAAAAATATTATTGTCACGTTTAATAAAGATATTCAGTTAGTTGCAAATTTTATTAAACTTTGGACAGTCACAATTTCAACCGGTGGCACAGGCAGCGGGACTGTTACCCCTGCCATCGGGGCGCATGTATATGATGAGGGCGAAGAAATAACCATCACGGCTACACCGACGGCACCGGATACTTTCGGGTCGTTTACAGTTGACGGCGGAACGGTAACCGATAACCAATTGACTTTAACAGTTGATTCCGACAAATCGGTAATTGCCAATTTTATCAGGGGCTTGGTTGCGTTGCTTATTTCAAAAACTGGAAACGGTACGGTTAATCCTGATGTGGGATCGCATGATTATGCAATAGGTACTGATGTTGTTATCACCGCAACCGAAACCGACAATGATTATTATTTTGATAAATTTATAGAAGATGGCATTGATAAAACATCTAACCCTTTGACTGTTACAATGTTGGTAAATAAAATAGTTGATGTTATATTTAAGGAACAAATACAAATACTAACTACTACCCAAACTGCCTCAAATGTCCAAATACCTTTAACATTATTAATTGATTCCGGTAAAAAAGTCAAAATAGATTGGGGAAATGGGACGATAGTAGAGGTAATAGGCACGGGTGCGGAAGTTGTTTATACTTCTAATTATTCGGAAGCTGGCACTTTTAACATTA